AAGTTTTACTCTGGGCGAAGTCAGCAACAGAGTTGTTTTAGTCAGTGAACAAAATAAAGTTCAGTCACAGCGAGGACTAACCAAACAGCAAATAGTTACCAATCTAAAAGGTCTATGCTGTAATGTTCTGGATCCAATCAGAGCAAAATATCCTAACATGTTTGTGACCAATGCATTCAGAATTGGCAGTGGAACCAGTCAACACGAAACTGGTGAGGCTGCTGATCTACAGTTTAAAGGAGCCAGCAAAGCAGAATACTATGACATAGCATTATGGATACGAGATTCCGTTGCATACGATCAGTTAATTCTAGAATACAAAACAACTGGAACAGGAAACCCCTGGATTCATGTCAGCCATAAAAACACAGGCAACAGACCAGCTACAGATGTAACCAAGGTCATGACATTCATGAATCATAAAAAAATTAAAGCATTCCTTTGTGATCTAAGCAGATAACATGCCAGTTACAGCAACACCTACCAATCCTACATCAGTCTATGAGCTACAAGTATTCACTCGTACTCTAACTCTATTTACTGGAATAAACGGTCCGTTTCCAACTTTATTAGGTTATACTGTTTATGCACCAAGTCAATCTGTTATTACTATCACTATATCAAGTTACACATTAACAATAAGTGGTTACTATGATAACATCTTCAATTTACAAGAATGGCGTTATAGAACTGATACCAATGATAGCACAGAATATACAACAAGTGTTTATTACGGATCAGTACCATCAGTCTATTACAAAGCTACAGGATATAGACCAGACACAAGAATAAGTTCAAGTATAGCTATCAATGTTAGAACGAGTCAGGGAGATTTAGACTTCCTGCATTTTGTTAAGAATGATTGGAATCAAAAACGAAATAGATTATTAAACTTTATTAGAGGTTCAACTATTGATGCTGAAGAAAGACAAATTGATATTGAGCTAGATCTACCAGCAGGAGCTACCTCAGGAGGTGGTGGAGCACCTACTTCATATAACTATGCTGTAACTTTATCAACCAATACTGAAAACTATAACTTAAGAACCGCAGCTCTTGCAGCAGGGTGGGTTGAAACCTTACCACTCATTGCTACAATTACGGTTGCAAATGGAGTCTATGTTTGGAGTGACACAACATCTACAGCAGCATTTGCTACAGGTTCAACATTCCCAGTAGGTAGTACTATCAGCATTGTTAATAATGGATTCATTATTGGAAAGGGTGGTGCTGGAGCCGGTCCATCAGTTTCACCATCTGCTAGCGCTGGATTAGCTGGTGGCCCTGCTATGAGCCTAGGTTACAATATCTCTTTAACCAATAATAGTTACATAGCTGGTGGCGGTGGCGGTGGTGGTAAAAATACTGGCGGCGGCGGTGGTGGAGCAGGTGGTGGAGCAGGTGGCACCAGCGGTACAGGCGAGTCTGGCGGTGCAGGAGGAGCTATTGGATCGTCAGGGGCTAATGGTAGCGGGCCAGCAGGTGGCGGTGGTGGAGCAGGTGGTGGTGGCGGATCAGTTATTCCACAGGGTGCGACTTCCCCAAACTCACCCCTTATAGCTGGCGGCGGCGGCGGTGGTGGTAGAATATTACCTGGAACGGGTGGAACAGGTAGCACCGCGGGAGATGATGGAGGTAATGGTGGTTCAGCAAATAATGCTGGTTCAGCTGGAACTGGTGCAGGAGGTGGAGGTTGGGGAGCTGCAGGAGGTACAGCCCTTTTTGGCGGAGCTGGTGGATCAGGTGGTAAAGCAATTAACTTAAATGGATATACAGTAACATATGCAGTAACAGGAACAATTTACGGAGCCGTTTCATAATGCCAGCTGCAGCTAGATTAGGAGATTTGTGTACAGGACATGGATGTTGGCCACCTAGAGAAGGAGTCAGTGCTAGTCCTAATGTCTTTATTAATGGAATACAAGCTCATAGATTGAATGACCCCTGGTTTATTCACTGTTGTGATTCAAATTGTCATGATGGTGTAGTAGCTTCTGGATCTGGAACTGTCTATATCAATGGACTTCCCGCAGCAAGAATGGGCGACAGTATAAGTTGTGGTAGTTTAATATCAGAAGGCTCACCCAACGTTCATATAGGTTCAAGGTCAGTTAATTTGGGTAGAAGATTTAATGCTGGGAATTACTTAACAGGTGCCATTGATATCTTGGAAGACTTTGGATTTATTGATACCAGCTTTGACTTTGGAGATTTCTTTTAATGGCAATTGAAATAAAAAGATTTTTCAACACAGTTATAAGAACTGCAACAGCTCATAACCTATCTACTGGTGCTGTTGTAAGAATTACCAGAACAGATAATAACCTTAACGGTAATAATTACTATGTTAAAGTATTATCATCTACTTCTTTTAGCCTATATTATGATTCAAGTCTAACAAAGATAGTTGGAACAGATAGTTTAAACATTACAAGTTCAGCTACAATCATTCCTCTATTTGTAACATCCCTCACCTATAGTTTTTCCACTGGAGGTGGAGAAACTTCAACAACCACATTTGCATTTTCAACAAGTATTACCACAAACATTCAAAACTTTAATCTAAATACTGCTCTTGTTGCAGCAGGATGGAATGGTACATCTGTTGTGGCTGCTACAATAGCAATTGATGCTGGAATTTATATTTGGTCAGATTCAACTTCACTTGCTGCACTAACTGTAACCTCACTTCCAGCAAGTAGCACTGTATCCATTTTAAACAATGGTTTTATTATTGGAAAGGGTGGTGGTAGTGGAGACGGCTCCCAGCCAGGTGCGGCAGGAATTAATGGGGGACCAGCTATTAGTCTTGGTACAAATGTTACTCTTACTAATAATAGTTATATAGCTGGTGGAGGTGGCGGTGGCGGGGGATATGGTGGTGGTGGCGCAGGAGGAGGAAATGGGGGAAATGGGCCTAGTGTTGCTGGGGGAACTGGAGGAGCTCCAGGATCATCTGGGGGTAATGGAACTATAGGTTTTGGTGAAAACACCTGTGGTGGGGGTGGTGGTGGTAGAATATTACCTGGCTCTGGTGGAGCAGGCGCAACAGGTATAGGCACCGGCGTTGTGGGCTCTGTAGCATCACAGGGCGGTGGTGCTGGAGGTGGCGGTGGTGGTGGAACTTTCCTAATTGGGCCATCTACATTGGCCAACCTATCTAGTGGCGGAGGGGGTGGATGGGGAGCTGCTGGTGGCACTGGTAGTAGAAAGATCTGGGGACCAAATTATCTAATACCTACGTATGGGTCTGGTGGAAGTGCTAATAATGGAGGTAATAATGGAACACAGATTGGGGCTGCAACACCTATAATTCTACCAGGTGGTACTGGTGGCAGAGCCATATCACTAAATGGTTTTACAGTCACATATATAACAACAGGAACATTATATGGAGCAGTAAGTTAAGGAGAAAATTATGGATAGAAAATGGTTAGTACACAATCAAGTAACAGGTCTACAAGAAGAAAGAGATACTTTTGATGGCATCAAAGCTAGACGCTTAGAAATCATAGAAGAATCACATCTATTTGATATTACAGTCATGGTTAAGAATGAAGATAATACTTGGACTCAGTCATTAGCTGACGAAAATGGCGATCCTGTACCTTCTCCAATAGAATAGGATAAATAATCAATACAATCAGATAAATAAACTTATGGCACGCTCAACCCGACAATTCATAGATCTAGACGCAGCATTTGGCTACAACCCTCGCACTCGCGATGTAGCTACCAAATCTGACGATAATGCTATTAGAAATGCTCTTAACAACCTAATACATACCAAACACTATGAACGACCATTTCAACCTGGTCTGGGCTGTCAGATTCATAATTTATTATTTGAAAACATGGATACGTTTACCCTTATACTGGCAGAACGCACCATCAGAGACAGCATCAGCAAACATGAACCACGTATTGAGGTTTTAGATGTTGATGTTACAGCCAGAGACGACAACGATCTTTACATACAGGTAGTATACAAGATTCGCAACACCACTCAGCCTGCAGTTTTTACAACAACTTTTACTAGAGTACGATAATGGCCAATAATGTTCGCGTAACCGAATTAGACTTTGATACCATCAAGGAAAACTTAAAAACCTATTTACGAGCTCAGAGTCAGTTTACAGACTATGATTTTGATGCATCTAACCTTAGCGTACTCATGGATCTGTTGGCCTACAATACGCACTATAATGCCGTACTGGCCAACATGGTCAGCAATGAAATGTTTCTGGACACGGCCATTAAACGCAGTAGTGTAGTCAGTCTGGCCAAACAGATCAACTATGTTCCTCGCAGCATCAGATCGGCCTCGGCTGAAATTAACATTGCCATTAGCAATCCTACCAGCAGTCCAAATTTTATAACACTGGACAAATACACAGCTTTTAACACCAGCATTGATGGTGAAACCTATACATTTTACAATGTTGAAAGTTATTCAACAACGCCAAGCAGTGGTGTTTATACGTTTTCCAATGTTAAAATTTATCAGGGCCGTAAACTGGACTACTATTTTGTAGTAAATACACCAGGACCAAATGAAAAATATGTCATACCCAATCAGGACATAGACACAACTACCCTGCAGGTCAGCATACAAAACAGCACTGGTACATCAGAAACCTATATACCAGTTACTGACATATCTCTGGTCGATGATACCAGCAAGGTATATTATTTACAGGAAAATACCGAAGGTTTTTATGAAATATTTTTCGGCGACGATGTGTTGGGTCGAAAACTTGCAACCGGTGACATTGTCAAAGTTACGTATTTAATCAGCGATGGTGCCGCAGCCAATGTTAGTACTGAAATTGCTGTTGCCTGGACAACTAACAGCATTGCAGGTGAAGTATCTGGTGATAGATCCATAACAACAGTTATAAAACCTTCGGGTGGTAGCAGTGCAGAAACTGCAGATCAAATTAGATTTCGCAGCATCAACAGCTATGCTGCACAAAATCGTGCAGTAACCAAAACAGACTATGCTACTATTATTAGCAGTGAAATACCTGGTGCTCAGAGTGTAAATGTCTGGGGTGGTGAAAATAACGATCCACCAGAATATGGAAAAACATTTATCAGCATCAAACCTAAAACTGGATATGTTTTAACTGATTTAGAAAAAACCAATATTATTGAAAATGTGTTGCAGAAAAAAAGCATGGTCAGTGCACAACATGAGTTTGTTGACCCCACCTATACCTATGTATTATTTGATGTTCAAATTAAATTTACTACTGCGCAGACCAATAAAACTGCATCTCAGATTAAAAGTTTAGCCAATGATAAAATTGTAGAATTCATGAACACCAATTTAGATCAGTTTAATACTACATTTTATCGCAGTCAGCTCGAAGAACAGCTCATGGATCTAGATGACAGTATTCTCAGTGTTAATGTAATATTTACATTAAGCAAAGTATTTCCTTTGATTCCTAATATTAGACTGAGCAATGTAAGCACATTTAAATTGCCCAGCAGTATACATCCCAATGGTTTGCGCAGTACATATTTTTATTATACTGACGAAAATGGTGTCCATGCTGCTACTCTGCGAGATGTTCCAGACCAAACACCACCAGACTACAATGGTACTGGTATAATTCAAACTGTAGATCTCAGTGATGGCACCATATTGGATTCACTGGTGGCAAACGTAAACTATGGAACAGGTGTTATTACTTTGAATTCAGAATCACCACTGACAATTTCTGGGTATCTGGGTAATATATCTGCCATTTATGTCTATGTCGAACCACAAGAAGGCACAGCCAACATAGTGCCAGCTTTTAATGAAATACTTACCTTGGATACCAACAATGCCGACGTTGTATCAGCATTACGCAATGGCATCAACATAGAAGTAGAAGCGGTAAATAGTTAATGACCGACACAAATAAAAAAATTAGCCATTTATTAGAAGGGCAAATACCTGATTATGTTCAGGAATTTTATCCTTTGTTTGTAATATTTGTAACGAAATATTTTGAATTTTTAGAAAATTCCAGTGCTGGTGTACAGTACACCATACAAAATCTGCAGTTAAATCGCGACATCGATACAACCGCCAGCAGTCTCGCAGTTAAATTTTTAAATACTTTTATACCTAATTTACCCAAACCCAGTGCAGTCGACGATCAAATTCTAATTAAATATTTTAGACAATTTTATCAGAAAAAAGGATCCATCAGCAGTTTTCAATTATTTTTTAGAGCATTTTTTGATGACGATATTAAAATAATCTACCCCAAGGACCAGTTATTTAGTACATCGTCTGGTAATTGGTATATAGAAAAGAAACTTCGTGTGAGAAAAAACTCTGGCAATCCAGAAAATTTATTTCACACCACAGTTACAGGTAATACTTCGCACGTGGCCGCAGTTGTTAATAGTGTTGTTAAGGTATCTGGAATTGCTGGCCTAGACTGTTATGACTTAATACTGCAACCAGGCAGTCTAACAGGTTCATTTACCAGTGGCGAAACCATAACTGGCATATATTTTGACCATGAAAACAATTTATCATCTGTAGTTACCTTAACTTCTCTGAGCAACGTCATAACTGCCCAAGGTCAATATCTGGATGATCTGGGTCAGGTTAGTGCAAATCAGGTATTACAGGATAGTCTGTATTATCAGCGTTTTAGTTATGTAATTAGAACTCAGGAAGATCGAAAAACCTGGGCAGATACCATACTGAATCACTTGCATCCAACTGGTTCAAAAATGTTTAGTGAATGGTATAATGATAGCATAGCAGATTTTAGTTCAGGATCAACAACCAGCATAGCCATTAATACTGTAGTAGACAGCACCATTAAGATTCCAACCGAAAAAATTTATCTAACAGCACCAACCTATACATTCGATTCAACAGCTGATTTACAAACAGGCACCAGCACTACTCAGGTAGCTACAACTACTGGATTTGCCACCATAACCTATACCAGCATAGGTGCCATTAGTTACAGTCCAATCTTTGATTATTCAGGTGAAAACGTAACCTGGGCTTTGCAAAAACTCAATGATGCATACACGCTTACAGAAGTCACCAGACCAGATGGTCCAAGTTTTGATAAGTTTAGTCGAGCAGTTAATCTAGATCCACAATTAATTGCCTGGCCTTTGGATGTTAATACCAGTCTTGTAACAACTCGTTACATGGCAGTGTCCAGTGTAACTGTTGCTAATGTTTTATTGACTAGTTTTAGTAGTCAGACACTGACCTATAATACTAGTTTGGCAACAGCCACCAGCGTAGGCAGCATGATCATGATTGTAAATTGGGCTAAAAATAGTCGAGGCAACAGTCCGGCCGGAGAAAGTTCCAATGCAGTTGTTGTTAGTTTTAGCAGCAATGTAAGTATCATACCTTATTTTGGTGATGAAGCTCAGCGTAACTATGCGCGCATAGCTTTGGACAATAGTTTACCATACAATCAGTTAATTTATACACATAGCAGCAATAGTATAACTGCTAACCTAACACCAGACATTGCATTTACGGCTACCAGTATATCTGGTCAAACTGGTAAAATTATATTCAGTCCATATAATTGGGAACGAGGTGTTAGTTATGATCGTTTAGCCATACGATTCAGCATAGATAAACCATTGCAATTGAATACCAGTTTAACCGAAATATTTAATACAGACAATGTTACTGCAACAGGTTTAATTTCCAGTTGGAGTGGAACAACAGCTAGTTCAATACGGTTTACCAGCAATCTCAGCACATTCTATGCATTCAGCAGCAATGCTTTTGTATTCAATGGCACTAGTACACAGAGTCGTTATGTAATAACACGTACATTTACTAATACCGCACAACTGGACGCCAATCTTAAATACATTGTAGGTGATGGTTATAATGGCGGTGAAATACCAGATGCTGCAGAAGACTTGGAAATACAGTACAGTTTAAACTCTGGATCCAGTTGGTATACAGCTCATAAACTCTGGATTGGCAGTACCAGCAATCTTTGGACCTATGGAACAACCAGTATTTCTGGCAAAGTTTTTGTACAGGCTGGTGGTACGCGCGTAACTGGTGTTAATACTATTTTTGCCACACAGCTATCAGTTGGTGACATCATTACCATTAATAGTAGTTTAACCACAGGATATACCATAACCAACATTGTTGACAATAATTCTCTAGATGTTACACCTGCTCTGGTGGATAATTTGCTGGGATTAACATCTGGAACTGGAACAATCGCTGGAGGAAGCCTGGGCAGCACCATAAGTGGTACAGGAACTGTATTTACTACACAGTTTGTGCTGGGTGATAGAATTACACTTAGCAGTGCCAGTACAACCACGGCCTATACCATAACCAACATTGTTGATAATACCAATATTTACATTAGTCCAAATTTAGTAAACACATTTACCACCAGTGTATTTTATAAAGTATCTGGTGTTGATGGATTTTTAAAATTACCAGCTGGTGAACAGTTTGCCACCACCAGTGTTACAGTCTATGGACCAGGTCCTACCACCAGTGTAATCATGCGAATCATACAGAATTCACAGACTACTTTGAATGATGATGTCTATGCCATAGATGATTTAAATGTACAGAGTTATAACTATCAGCAAACAACTGGCGTAGTTAACATAAGTGTTTCAGTCAGTTCAAATTCTACGCTAAATATAACAGATACTGACTTTTTTACAGTCACCACCATAGGTACTTGATAAATATAACAAATACTTCGAGGAAAATAGCATGGCCATTGTTACAAGTAAATTTAGGGTAAGTGCAGCGTCTGGTTTTGCCAGTACGTTTGCTACCGACAACATCTATCTGTTGTTGGCTCGTCCCCAACCCTGGGATAATACATTAAGTACAAACTTTACTGCTCAGGCATCTGGGACAGTTGGAGACAATAATCCTCCTAATCCTGTGGACAACTATGTCAACGAATATGCTCTTTGGCGCGATGCCATGGCTGGTGTTCGTTTAAACTACAGTGATGTTAAACTGTGTACAGTTCGCCATAACTGGCAATATGGCACACGTTTTGACATGTATCGTCATAACATCAATGCTGCTGATTCTACAGAAAATTCTAATTTTGACCTAAGCGATAGTAATTTTATTGTCTATGTTACCTCAACTGGTTGTGTGTACAAATGCCTTTACAATGGCCGTAATGGTAGTTCGACAACTGGTGTTGTCAGCACAGTTGTACCAACAACCACAGGTACTGCACCAGAACAAACAGCCGATGGGTATATTTGGAAATATCTTTATACCATAACAGCCGCAGAAGCAGACTTTGTAACTGCCAATTATATACCTGTAAAAACATCAACCAGCATCAGCAGTGTCAACGGCATAGATGTTATTTACGTAACCAGCGCGGGTGGAGGATATTCAGGAACTCCCAGTATTAGCATCTATGGCGATGGAACTGGTGCAGCTGCAACTGCAGTCACCAGCGGTGGTGTAATTACTCGCATTGATGTTACTACTGCAGGATCAGGTTATACCTGGGCCAAGGTAGTATTCAATGGCGGTGGTACACCTACTACAGCCAATGCCATTGCAGTTATAGCCCCCAGTGGTGGTCATGGTTCAAACATAGTATATGAAACCATGGCTCATAACATCATGATTGCAGGCACAGTTACAGGTTATGAACAAAATGATTTTCCTGTAAATCAGGACTTTAGAACCATTGCTTTGGTTAAAAACCCATTGACCTATAACAGCAGTGTTGGCAATACTGTTACAGGTGTTGGAACTCTGTACGGTACAAATACAGGTCGCATACTAAGAACTCTGACCATGACATCAAGTGCAACAATAGCACCAACTGCTGACATTGTACTGACAGGCAGCAATAGTTTGGCAACTGGTCTGAGTGTATTCCAAAGTTCAGGAACTGTTCGTCTTGAATACATACAGCCAGTTAATGCTGACGCCCCAGCTAGTATTAGCGATCTTAGAATTGATACAACTGGTACTAAGAAATTATATCAGTTTACAACTGGTGAGACCATAACAGGTACAGGTTATAGTCAACTGGTAAATTCTAGTACTGGTATTACAGGAACTCTGCCAGAAATTCATTCTTATACAGGTCAGATGCTGTATCTGGATTATCGTCAACCTGTTACACGCAGTTCAGGTCAGAACGAAAAGATAAATATAGTCATAAACTTCTAGACAATTAAGGTAAAAACATGGATTTTAATCTAACCCCGTACTTTGACGATTTTAACGAAGACAATGAATACTACAAGATTCTGTTTCGTCCAGGTGTAGCTGTCCAGACACGAGAAATGAATCAGTTGCAGAGCATTCTGCAAAATCAGGTAAGCAAAGTTGGTGATCATTTATTCAAAGACGGTAGCATGGTCATACCTGGCAACGTACAGTACAATGACAAGGTAAACTACCTTAAAATTACATCTACCAATCTAGGTGCATTAAGTCTAGCAGATCTGGAAGATCGATTTATTAGTTCAGCCAGCGATGGTACTGGCGTTGTAGCTCGTGTGTTAAAGGCCATAGCAGCCACAGGCTCAGATCCCATAACACTTATTGTATTATATACAACTGCTAATGAAACTGTTAGCGGCTCTACAGATAAAGTATTCCCAGCTAATGCAACTGTATACCTAACAGACGATGCAACTAAAACCTTGACTGTACAGGGTGGACTTGATCATTCAGGTCGCAGTGCCTATGCATACATCAACGATGGTGTATATTACGTGGCCAAGCATTTTGTTAAGGTTTCAACAACCAGCATCAGTGTTAAAAAATATGCAGATACAGTTTCTGACATCAATGCGCGCATTGGTATTCAGTATACCGAAAGCATAGTAACAGCAGATACAGATACGACTTTGTATGATAATGCTACTGGAACACCAAATTATGCAGCACCAGGAGCTCACAGATACAAAATTGACGTAGACTTTGTACAGATTGGGCTTGAAGATAATCCTGAAAATTTCTTTGAATTAATTCGCATCGAGGATGGTGTAGTACAGCAGATCATCAATGGTAGTCAGTATAATATTTTACAAGAAACTCTGGCTCGCAGAACCTTTGACGAAAGTGGCAACTATGTTGTAGAAGACTTTAAATTTGAAGTACGCGAAGCTCGTGATAATGCACGTGGTGTCTGGGCAGCTACTCAGGCCTATGAAGTCAATGATTACATTTACAGCAACGTAAGTTCAGCTACTACACGTTATTTTGAATGTCTACAGTCCGGCACCAGTGGTGGTTCTGAACCAGCTAATCTGAGCAATACCAGCATTGACGAAACAACTACAGTTACAGACGGTAGCGTTGTTTGGCGTTATACTGCCAATCCCATAGGTAATCGCGGTGTTAATGTCTCGGGCAGTACTAGCAATGTAGTAGCAGTATTTGGCAAAGGCAAAGCCTATATTTCAGGTTATGAAATACAAAAATTAGTCAATACCAATGTCACTCTGAACAAAGCGCGCGATACCAGAACAGATAACAATCGAAGCATACCATTAAATTTAGGTAACTATGTCTATGTAAATAAAAACTTTACCTATGGCATACCAGACATCAGCAGCATACCACCAGTTGCACTGTTTGACCGCGTAGTTGGCAATCGTAACATACAGAAATTTGGCTATGGCCAACAAGTAGGCACGGCCCGTATTAGCTGGATTGAACCTGATGCACGAGGTGGACTAAAAGTCAGTCTCAGTGATATCAACATGAGACCCAACAAAGGATTTGATCGTGATGCAAATAGTTTGGTTGTATTTGATACAACAACCAGTATCACGCAAACATCATACGCATTAACTGGTAGCATCAAATATGCTGGCAATGCTACGAGTTCATATTTACAGATTGGTGGATTCATAGCAACCAGTGCACAGGCAGCAACACTCATGACTGTTACTGGTGTATTAACAGCATTCTTGCAGGAAGTTCAGGCTGGTGATAGTCTTACCTGGGGTACAAGCAGTCATGCTGTAACCAGCAGCTGGACTGTGGTCAGTGTAAATGGCGTAAGCAGTTTAACACTAACAGGCAGCCCTTTGCCAGCCATAGCTGCACCAACTGGCACCAGTGTATTTGTTAGATTTCCCGTACAGACTGTATTTGGTCATGCCACAGGCGCGGCCGTAAGCACCAGATTCCAGAGTGAATATCGTGTTGGTGATACTGTTTATCTGGGTGTAGCCAATGCAGCAGTAACAGGTACTGTGGTTAGCATTGCCAACGAAAATCGCATGATCGTAACCAGCAACGTTAACATTTATATAGCAGGAACCAGTCATGGAATCTATTATGCTGGACGCACAGCAACTTTTGCTGCGGACGTCTGGGGTAACTATCAGATCGGTGTTAATGCTCGTAAATTAACTGGCACATTCCAATTACAGGACTATTCAGGTGGTACTACAGTTGCTCAGGCTCACAGTGCTCTGAGATTGCAGGGCAGTAATGATGCTAAAATGCTCAGCGAATTAAACAACAATGATCTTGTTGATATCAATGGTCAGCGTTTATTCATTACCAAAGTTTCTAGCAATACAGTTGCCTTTGCTGTTAATCTAGATCTAGCCACAGTTTCTGGTACTACTACACAGTTTCCAGCATTTAGAATCAACAACAACATCAATGAAACTTCCAGTAATACATTATTGTTTCCTGTAGCTGACGCAACATCAAGTATCACAGATAATACATTTACTGTATATAGAACCTATAGTGTTAGCGGTGTTAATGGTTTAAGTTCAGTAACTGTTACCCTGGCTAGCGCATCAGGTAATGCTTCGGCCGAAGCTTTGTCTACAACAGATCCAACTGCGTATTTTGTGGCTCAGGACATTATATCTAATCTAAGCACACCACTGCCTGTTAATAGTATTAGTCAGGTTGGTCAAAATGTTACTGTTAATATTTTAGGTACATTTAGTAGTAACACTGCTAAAATTATCATACCTGTGGTACGAGGTGCTGTAAATAATACCGTATTGGGTCGTGTAAAAACTAAAACCTTTACGGCCAGTGTATATGATGATTTCCTAGGTACAAGTGCAGCTACGCGTACTACATTAAAATTAAGTCGCAATGATATTTTTAGAATTGTTAAAATCTTCCAGGCAACTACATTTACTGCTAGCTGGGATGCAATTATTCAGGCTGCTGCCACTGATGTTACCAGCCGCTATCAATTAGATGATGGTCAGCGAGATTGTTACTATGATTTTGGTAACATAACACTTAGATCTGGTATGCCACCCGCAACAGGTAGTCTAAGAGTCTACTACGATTATTTTGATCACGGCACTGGTGACTTTTTTGCTCGCAGCAGTTACAGTGCCAACACACATCCATATGAAAAAATTCCCAATTATAAAACTGTAAATTTAGCAGACGTTCTGGACTTTAGAAGTAAAATTACAGATACATCAACAGGTCTAGGTGCTAATTCAGCTCCTCCTCGTTTTGGTACAAATTTTGTGGCAGACATTAGTTTTTATCTGGGTCGTAAAGAAAGTATATTCTTAGATCGCAGTGGTGCATTTTATAACGTATCTGGTGTAAGCGATACAGTACCTGAGTTTCCAAAATTAAGTGATACCATTAATGCAGTTAAATTATATGATGTTAGTTTAACACCATATACACGCAGTGCAACAGCTCCAAACGTTACAACTGCTAAATTTGAGAATCGTCGATTTACCATGAAAGACATAGGTAAAGTAGAACAACGAGTCACCAATCTGGAAAATGTTACCAGCCTAAATCTTCTGGAATCTAAAACTAAAAATCTACAGATTCGCGACAATCTGGATAGCACATTAGAACGCTACAAGACCGGTTTCTTTGTAGACAACTTTACGGATCTAAGCAATACTGAAACTACCGGTGATGGTCGTTTTAGCATGGACATGAATAAAAATCTTGTACAGCCTAACATAGAGGTTGACAGCATACCTGTGGTTGAAAAAATCAACTATACAGTCAGCCTATTTACATCTAGTGAATTAACTGGATTGCGCAGTGCACGCGATACTGAAAACTATGCTGTCACAGGCGATTTAATGACTCTGAAATACACAACCAGCACAGTACTGAGTCAGAACCTGGCTACTACCAGCATAGCCGTAGCACCGTTCCTGACAGCTACATTCCTGGGTAATTTAAAATTAGTTCCCGAAGCCGACATCTACGAAACCTATACCTATACCGAAACATATACAGCTAGTTCTAGTGCACCTATATATACGTCTATAAGCACCCATGGTGGCTGGCGCAGATATATAGACACCATAGAAACAGTTACTAATACACTGGTAAGTTCTTATCGTGGTCCAACAACACTGTTGCCATATTGCCGACCTACAAGCATTCTATGGAAAGCAACTGGTCTGCGTCCCAATGCCAAGTACTATACCTTCTTTGACGATCAACGCATGGAAACCTACATGACAGGTGCTGTTAAATTAACCTTTGACAACATGCCTCTGTTAGACTTTAATGAAACTCGAGCCAATGCTGCCAATGAAATACCACGTCAACGTTCAGAATTCATCAGTGTGGATACCAAAGAAGTTGGTCTGGGTGCAGATGCTTTACTAGGAAAACAAGGCATAGTTAAAACAACCTGGGTCTATGACTATGGTTGGTATCATCTAAGACTGAATCCCAAGGATTACGATACTTTCTTGCCCAGTGCAGCCACACGAGATTCATTTAAATTGGCTTTTGCAGCTGGACCTTGCGTATTCTACTACGAGGGTACAGGCACCAGCCGCAAATTAGTAGGCAGTGCAGTTGCAGCCTATCAGGACTCCACAACATTATTTTTGGTCAACGCTCGAGGTAAACTAAGTCCTAGTTTTATTAGAACATCTGGCAGTTATAACTATGCAAGTGGACAGTTCTATGTAGGCATAGACGGCAGCGAAGTGAAACGAGTCAATGCAACTGTAACTGCAGCCAGTGCTTTAACTCAGGACAGTTCAGGTTATCTGTATGCAGATCGCAATGGAACAGTGATTGCTATTTTAGATTTACCAAATACAGATCTGGTTAAATTCCTCAGTGGTCGTAAACCTGTGGTCATAACCGATCATCCAGACAACGATCCTGATGACTGGACAGCTCGTGCTACTGCTGAATACTATGCTCAGGGCACCAATGTACAGATCACCAACAACTACATATCCACCAAGACCTATGTAGCACGTTATTACGATCCTATTGCTCAGACATTTAAACTGCCTGATCAGTACGTCAATGGCGCATTCATCAGTGACGTAGACTTGTATTTTGCACAAAAACCACTTACAGAAAGAGCACCCATACATTTAGATATTCGTGTATGTGATGAGTCTGGTCGTCCCAGTGCCAATGAACTGGTTCCGGGTGCAGCAGTTACACTGTATCCAGAAGATGTTACTGTGGATAGTACAGGTCAAACACCAACTAAATTTAAATTCAATCAGCCCATTTATCTGTTGCCAAACAAACACTATGCCATTGTGCCACGCTGTGATACCAAGAACTACAGAGTCTGGATAGCCACACTGGGTCAACCTGACATCTTTACGCCAACTAATACATATACCACCAATGCTCTATTTGGTAGTTTATTTAAATCACAGGATGGTATTCTTTGGTCTGAGGATCAGCTCAGTGATGTTAAATTTAGACTGAATCGTTGTGTGTTCAGCACAGCTGACACAGGCGCTCGAGCTCACGTAGTGACTCAGCCTTTGGGCACTGAACAATTACCCAACAACCCCATGACATTTGTTCATGGCAGCAACAAGATTCGCATTGGTCACTGGAATCACGGATTTGCTTCTGGCGATACAGTTCGATTATACAGCGCCTACTGGGCCGGTCAGTATGCTCTAAACAATCTGGCCAGCATTAACAACATACCTGTGGGTGAAATTTTTGGCACCTATGTTAGCTCAACATTGACATCCTACCAGCCTACTGAATCAGATCCAACCCTGATTATTAGCGATGTGACCCTGGATACCTATACTGTAACCGTTAGTTCACAGGCCATTATCAGTGGTGGTGTAACTGGCATAACAACAACCATAGCCGGTGGCAATGACATCAGTGGTAGTAGAAACATACAGTATCAGTTAATCAAACCTCGTGCCAGAACCTTAAGTTTTCAACCAACAGTACTAAATCTAACTGGTAAAATGTTGCGTGGCGTAACCTATGACAACGATGCCAATGCACCAACCACACCATATAGCTGGTATACCAGAACATTAAACTTTAATGACATTAACGTACTGGACAGCAGCGTTGTATTGTTAAGCACCATTAATGAAAGTAATCGTGTAGACACCAGCGTTAATATTACAGCCGGTGGCACCAGTCAGGTCTGGAAAAATAGTTTCATAGGCGTAATTACCATGAACACAACCGATGACGCAGTTAGTCCGGCCATAGATCTCAGTACCTTCCATCTGGATGTATTAAATCAAAGAATTAATAATCCAACTCAAACTTCCAGACTCAGTGCACTGGGCATTATTGGTACAACCAGCACAGTGCTGGTCAGCGATATTATTTGCACCAGCAACACCACGGTGACTTTTGATGGCAATCGCAAGACCATTAATACAACTACTGAGGGATTGTTTAATAACATTGTCCCAGGTCGTTACATAACAGTGTCAGGCAGCAGCATCAGTGAAATGATAACGGCGACCACCG